ATGCATCCAATAAGGTATCATTGGATGAACGGCTAGAATTATATTAAGAGGATAACACATACACGGTATTTTATAATAAAATGTTGGTTTAATAGATTTTAGAAATTGTAACATTGTATCTTTCCAAGTTGCTAACCAATAAAATATATTATTTTTATCTAATTTATAAATTTGTATATCAATAGTTTTATAATTTAACATTACATAGTTAGACTTTAATAATTTGATAGTACAATTTTTAGGATCTTTTATTTCAATGTAATTTATTAATTCTAATCTAGTATCATAATTATTAACAAGATCTGTAAATTTTGTATTATATCTAGCTAATAATTTATTCCATTTTTTCTTTTTCAATATATATTTATTATAATTTAAATTAAAAATTATTTTTTCATTAATAAACTTTTTATATAAATAATGAGTATCATCTAATTTTTTATGATAATCATAATCCAGTTTAATAATATCAATATCTATATAATTAAAAATATTATCAGTACATTTAATTTTATCATAAAAACATTTTTTATATTTTTCAATTATTAAATTTTTATCAAGTTCACCTTGATATGGTATACCATGAATAATACCATTATCATCAATACCAAAATATAATTCGGCATCTTTATCGTTATTAGATAAAAAAGCACACGCATATTTCGGTAAAAATATATTTATCATACATTCAATTGTATTAATTATATCATCGTTAAATAACCATTCCTTTGTTTCTACTAATTTTATTGCATCTTCATTAGAAATTAATAAAGTATTACAAAAAAAATTAAATGATTTATATTCTTTGTATATTGTTTCTAATCCTAAATTTTGATTGAAAAACATTTAATAACTATAAATTAAATTGTAAAATCATTTTTAAATAAAATAAAATTATTTAAATTTTTCATCTACAATTAAATAGTTATTACACCTTTTTACATTTCAAACACAGATTTTAGTTTCTATAAAATATATAATACATTTTATTATATATTTCAAAAATCAGGAATGTTTAGGAATTATAACTAAAATTAGTTAAAATTAATTATAACTAAAATTAGTTAAAATTAATTATAAAAAAAAGATGTTTAATTTTATATCTCTATAATAAAAAAATATCTAGTTATAATTATATGTTATCACAAAATGATAAAAGTAATTTAATAAAAGTTATGATCTTTTATTCAATGTTAAGTTATTTAGTTGGACCATCTACTGGTTATTATTTAACAAAATCTAAAGCTGGAATTACAAATGGTATGCTAGCTGGTTCTGCTGTATCTATTAGTTTATGGTATATGTATGGTGCCAAATTAATTGAATTAAAATAAATAATTATAATAATAATTAAAATAAATAATTATAATAATAATTAAAATAAATAATTATTATTATAATAATGGATAACGATAAATTTAAAGAAGTAAAAAAAATATTAAATCTAAAAGTAAAAATAGATTTAGATTCAAAAATTAAGGAATTAAAAAAAATATATAAACCCTATTTGAAAGGATTTAAATATGTTGTTGATTCAAATACATTTTTAGAAATTAAAAATAAATATATAAGATATGTTGGATTTGATAATAAAATTAATTATGGTGGGTTTTTATTAAAAGCTGAATGCGTAGGAAACATAATTTATATTTATTTAATTAATAAAGATAAAAAAGTATGGTTTATTAATACAAATAATTTTTATATATTTATAAATAACATATTAACTAAAAATGAAAAAACAAGAGAACAATTCGAACAATTTTTATTAGAAAATGAAAAATAATTATTAGTATTTAAAATTTAGGATATTTTTCATCAGGATCATAATAATTAAAATTAGATTCATCAAAATGTTTATTATAATTAAAAGAATCTGATTTTAATTGTACTGCATTATTTACAGTTTGATTAGTAAGGGGGACATTATCATTAACTACAAATGGTTTTGCATCTAATATATGGGTTAATTCATTTTCATCCATATTTGAAACAACAACACAAGGTGACACCCCATTTGAATTAATAGATGTTAGAACATTTGAATAATCATTTGGCTGAGTATTACATTTTTCTGGATGTTGATGATGGGGATCTGGGTGTTGTTGATGTTGTGGTTGAATATGGGCTTGATGAGGTTGACAGTGTTCTTGTTGGTTAGTGTGTTCTTGTTGGTTAGTGTGTTCTTGTTGGTTAGTGTGTTCTTGATGATGTTTAACTGGTTGTTGAGTATTATATGGTAGGGTAGTATTAACACACGCCATTTCATTATTACCACAAGATGTTTGGCTAGTACCAGATTTATTATTACCAGATTTACTGGCACCATCTGACTTATTAATTATTTTAACATAAATTAAGTAAAATAAAATTAATGTTAAAACTACTATTATTAAATTTTCTAAACCCTCCATTATATATTGTTATATATATTTTTTTTATATTTATTTTATTTTTATTTTAAGAAAAATATTTTAATAACAATTGTTCTTTTTCATCAGTATTATTATAGTCTAATACTAATTTAATATTAAATATAAATTTTTTTATTTTTATTTTATTTACTTCAATAAAAAAACCATCTCTACACGGGGTCCATTTTGGTATTTTTAATATATCATTACCGCATTGTAAATTTATATCTAATCCGTAAACCATTTCATATAATGATATATATTGAACGGCAATAATCATAGTTTCATCCCAATAAAAATTAGTTGGTAGATTAAGTTTAATTATTAAATTACCTGTATTATTATTTTGTATATCACCACAATTAGGAAAAATAATATACGGTTTTTCTATATTAAATATAAAATTATTACATATAGTTTCATCATTAATTGTTCTTTTAATTTTTATTTTTTTATTATTATTATCAATTAGATCATTTAAATTAATATTTAGGTTTAATTGAATATCTAATTTATTAATTTTTTGATAATAAACTGGTAAATTAAAATATGATTCCGAATGTTCGTCATTAAAATCTTCATTATCTGTATCTGATATAGATAAATTATTATTAATATTTTTTTTGGGGAATTTACCTTCTTTAAAAAATATTAATAATTCTTTAAAATTTAAAGCATGTAATAAATTTTTAAAATTTTTTTCTAAATATATCCAATCATTTTTTTCAAAATTAATACCAAAATGTTTAATTTCATCAATAACTAAACTATCTTTAAAAATTTTTTGTAGTAAATCAACAAAATTATTTTGTTCTACACCATTTAATTTACAATATTCAATCCTAGTTTTAGGATCAATTAAAATATTATAGGCAGATTGTATATTTTGAAATTTTTCTTTGGCATCTGGATTATGATTTTTATCTGGATGATATAATAATGCTAATCTATGATAAGCCTTTTTAATATCTAGTTCTGAAGCATTTGTATCTAATTCTAATATTTCATATAAATTCATTAATATATAGTTAAAATAATTCTTTATAATTAATAAATAATAGTTTATAATTAATAAATAATACTTTAATTTATTAATTATATTTTATAATTAGTAGTTTAATTTATAATTAGTAGTTTAATTTATTAATAAAATATTAATTAATAATAATGAGTAATTCTTTGGAACAGAATATATTTTATCAAAAATCAAAATCAAAATACAATCCAGATGTAAATTTAAAAAAAAATATTATAGAAAAAGAAAGAAATATTAATTTATTTAAAAAAAATGATATAATTTATAATTCAATAACAAATATAGTTCCGACTAATATTAAAACATTCAAAGATTTAGAATTACAAAAAGATTTACCAATTAATAATATTGATAAATTAATTGCAGAAAAAAATAAAGAAAGACAAAAGTTAGAATTAGAATTAAATAATAATAAACAAAAATTTACTATTAATGAACCGGTAGTAGAAAAAATACAAAATTATAACGAACTTAAAAATATTCAATCTAATTTTTTAAAAAAACAAAATATAGAAATTCAAGATAATAAAAATAGATATGAAGATATTATGAATGATTTAAAATATTTAGGAATAATTAATAATAATTATAAATAATTAATAGCATTTACAAATAATAAATAAATATATTATTATATTTTATAATATAATAATATAATAATATGCAAGAAACAATAGAAAATTATTATAAAAATATAGACAGACCCATTATAAATAATTACATAAATAATTGTAATTTAAAAATTTTATTGGAATTATCCACAATAACTGATTTATATGTATTTACTAAAAAGAAAAGAGAATGGATATTAAAAGATAAACGAATACTTTTACACCTTTTCTCATTTAAAACGCCCATTTTAAATGAAATCGCCTATAAATAATTCTTCTTGATTTTTCGTGTATTGTTTTTCTTGGATACATATTTTTCTGGTCTTTCGTAAGCACCCTTAATTATGTTCCTGTATTTTTTCTTTGGAATATTTCGTATTGTTTTAGTTATATTTTCTTTCAATTCTGCGTGTGTTAATCCGTCTAATTTTTGTAATCGTGATTTCAACATACTAAAATAATTTTCTATGGAATTCGTAAAATGCTGATACGGAACAGCATATAATAAATGGTTGTCTTTATTTATTACCTCTTTTACCTTTGGATTTCTATGACTACTCGCATTGTCTAATATAATTAATTTATTTTTGAATTTGTTTGTTATATTTGCTTCTAAAAACTGATACGATGTATCCGCTTTTTTAATTTTTTTCATATCCTCTTTGAAATTCCCTTTTTGCATCAACACTTGATAAATAGAATAAAAACATTCCGTATTATTTATATTGTAAGACCAACATGGAGCATATACCCAGTGTTTCACATCTTTCATATCATATTCTTCAGTTTGTTTATTTTCTACATATTTCCATAAATCCTCTTGGTAAAATGCCCGGTTAAATTTATTTTTCATAACATCTTCTAACAAATACGCCATATTTCTGTGTTCGTGTTCGCTTATTTACATTATGAAAATAAAAAATTTAAAATAAAACAAATATAAAAATTCAAAATAAAACAAATATAAAAATTCAAAATAAAACAAATATAAAAATAAAACAAATATTAAAAATATTAATAGATTTAGATAGTTTTTATGTTGATCCATTACCAGCAGATTTTGAAAAATCACCACGATTAAAATCACATGAAATTGGTAAAATAATTTATGATATGATTGTTCTAAATAATAGTAAAGGAATGGAATTACAAATTATTATCTGAGCTGGTGATGATTTTTTAGAAAATAATAATAA